GTCAGGCTTTAAGTATGATGGTCCTGTGTTTGATACAATGCTGGCAGAGTATGTGTTACAACGTGGGGTCAAAGAACCTCTATCTCTTGAGGCATGTGCTGAACGCTATGATCTGGACACAAAGAAGCAAGACACTTTGAAGGAATACTTTAAGAAAGGCATGAGTGTTCGTGACATTCCATACAATGAACTAACTGAATATCTTATCGCTGACCTAGAAGCTACGCAACAACTGGCAAACAAACTAATGCTACGACTTAATAGTGTAGACGATGCTGGTTTGCGTAGCACAGTTGACCTGACCAATCAGGTGGCTGTATGTTTGGCACGTATCTATCAACGTGGGTTTGCTGTTGACTTAGGTAAGCTAGATGAAGTGCGTCAAGAATTTGAAGAAGAGAAGCGTCAACTTATTGACAGCCTACAAGAACATGTACGTAAGATTATGGGTGACACACCTATTAATCTCAACAGCCCAGAGCAACTGTCTTGGGTTATATATAGCCGTAAGGTTAAGGATAAGAATGTGTGGTCCAACTCTATAGAGCCTTACATGAAGGACTCTCCCTTTAAGGACTTGATACGTACACAAACAGAACGCATATACAAAACCTATGCAGAACAGTGTCCTGATTGTTACGGCACTGGATACATTCGTAAGACAAAGAAAGACGGCACACCTTTTGCCAAACCTAATAAGTGTATTACTTGTGCAACGAGTGGCTATCTATACAAACCCACGGACAAGGTGGCTGGCCTAAAGTTTATGCCACCCAATGCTAAGTGGGCTAGTGCCAATGGCTTTAGCACAAGCAAGGGAAACCTTGAAATACTAGAGAGGGCAGCGCATGGTAAGGGCATGACAGACGCAGTATCATTTCTGTCTAAGGTTCGTAGACTATCTGCTGTCGATACATATCTCTCATCTTTTGTTGAGGGAATACATACGCATACTAAACAAGATGGCAAGTTGCATGTCAGACTTTTGCAACATAGGACAGCCACAGGTCGCCTATCAGGTGCAGACCCTAACATGCAGAACATGCCACGTGGTGGTACGTTCCCTGTCAAGAAGGTGTTTGTATCTCGTTGGCCTGATGGTAAAGTATTGGAAGCAGACTTTGCCCAGCTAGAGTTTAGGGCGGCTGCATATTTGTCACAGGATGGAGTAGCAATTGAAGAAGTATCTACTGGATTTGATGTACACTCATACACCGCTAAAGTTATTACCGATGCTGGTCAGCCTACGGATCGACAGACAGCGAAGGCTCATACATTCGCGCCGTTATATGGAGCAACGGGCTTTGGCAGGACGCCAGCGGAAGCAGAATACTACACACACTTTACGGAAAAATATCAAGGCATCGCAGATTGGCATACCCGATTGGCTAAAGAGGCTCTAGAGACAGAGATGATTACAACACCATCTGGGCGTCAGTTTAAGTTTGAAGGGGTAAAGCGTTTAGAAAGTGGGAAGATAACAAACTTTACGCAGATAAAAAACTATCCTGTTCAGTCTTTTGCTACAGCAGATATTGTACCCATAGCTTTGTTGCATATTGATAAACTACTAAAAGGTATGCAATCTTGTGTAGTAAACAGTGTGCATGATAGTATAGTGGTGGATGTACATCCAAGTGAGGAACGACAGGTAATAGACATCATTAAAAAAACTAATGATGATCTTCCTGGTTTAATTACAATGCGTTGGGGGATAGTGTTTAATGTTCCACTAGAACTTGAAGCAAAAATAGGTGAGAATTGGCTTGACACAAAGGACGTAGTGTGATAAAACTACGCTTCTATTTCCCAAGAAAGGAGCAAATATAAATGAGTGAACTCGCAGTAATAGATAATAATAACTATGCAGCTATGGCCCAGATGATGGGAATGGCATACGATGCAGGTGATACAAAAAACAAAAGCACACTTGCTCGTATCAAAGTGCAGAAAAAGGCAATCAAAGGTAAAGCAGAGGTTAATGGCAAGAATGTTACAGTCGATGTTGTAACTGCTGGTTCTTTTATGATTGAGAAGGATGGTAAGGATGTATATGCGGAATCAATTAATATGCGCATCCATGTTCAACGATTCATGTATCAGAAGTATGACAACGCAGTAAATAATTATATGAAAACTGTCATGTCACCTGACTTGGAAGTTGACCTGAAGGATAACTATGGTACGTTTAACTGTGGCAAACCCTCTGGCTACATCCAAGACTTTGGTTCTCTGCCTGATGCCATGCAAGAACTTATCCGTTCTATCAAGCGTACCAGAGTTATTCTGGGTACAGTTACCTTTGTAGATGCTACAGATGAAAAGGGTAATACTGTTGAGGTTGTTGACATGCCTTTTGTTTGGGAAGTCGATAACAAAGAAGGGTTCAAGAACTTTGCTGCAGCAACAGCAAAACTTGCCCAGCATCGTAGACTGTCTGTGTATCATAATATAAATGTTACTACAGCAGAACGTGAAGCAGTAGGTAATACTTACTATGTTCCCATCTGTGAAGTCGATCTTGACAATACGTTTGAAGTATCGGATACAGATCAAGCCTTGTTCAAGGACTTCATGGCTTGGATTGAAAGCCACAATCGTTGGGTTCTATCTGAGTGGGATCAGAAGCAGGTTCAAAAAGCAACGGATGAAGAAAAAGAACTTGCTGAATCTTTTGTTGACATTGATGTTGAAGAGGTAGAATAGTATGAACCATCCAGCCGAACTGGCGTTGCATGTGTACATGGATAACGCAACTAAGGGCAAGTCAACCATGTCTGAAGAAACTGCCCAACAAATTGCAGAAGATGTTCGCCAAGCCG